GGTTTAACGAAGCCAACGGTAGGTGGAAGTGATAGCACTTGGGGTAACACACTCAACGCAAACTTTGATTTACTCGACACAGCTATCAACAAGGCAATGCCTACTGGTGGCATTATTATGTGGTCTGGTACGATTGCAACGATACCGACAGGATGGGCATTATGCGATGGTACAAACGGCACACCAAACTTAACAGGTAAATTTATCGTTCACGCAGACGCAGACAGTAGCGGAACGTACAACGTAGGCGCGACAGGCGGTGCAAATGATGTGACACTAGCAACTAGCGAACTGCCTGCTCACAGCCACACAGGTACGGCGGCAAGCGGTGGCGCACACACGCACACTGGAACGACAAACAGTGCGGGAGCGCACACGCATACTTATACTGATAGTTATGTCCTGCAAAGCGCTCTCATTCCTGGCATAGATATTGATTACAATTCAAATACTTATAACCCAAATGGCTCACAAACTGGCACTACATCTTCGGCAGGGTCACACTCTCACACTGTAACCATTGCTAGTGGCGGCGCACATACTCACACATTGTCTGTCGATAACGCAGGCGGCGGTGGCGCACACGAAAACAGACCACCTTACTATGCACTTGCTTATATTATGAAAACGTAAACATGACCTTAGTACCACTTGATATACCATCTGGATTTTACCGAATAGGCACAGACTATGAGCAATCTGGAAGATGGCGTGAAGGTAGTTTAGTTAGATGGCTAGACGGTTCATTGCGTCCGATTGGTGGTTGGCAAGATAGAAAGCAAGATTTTGCTTTGCAGCCAATAAGAGGTATGCATGCTTGGGAAGCTCTTAATCAAAGTACATGGTTAGCAGGCGGCTCACATAATTCATTGGTGGCAATGACAGGTGGCGGTTTATGCTACGACATTACACCAGAAAACTTAGCAACTGGACGTATAGATGCGGCTGTAAGCGCAGGGTTTGGTAAAGGTGCTTACGGTGTTGGGTTTTGGGGTACACCAAGACAGCAACTTTCTAACGCTATTCCAGATCCTGCTACATTCTGGACTTTAGACAATTTTGGCGAATTAATGGTTGGTTGCCATTATGATGACGGTAGACTTGTCGAGTGGGATTTAAATATTGTTAGCGGCTCAGAGCTAATAACAAACAACAGCTTTAGCGTAGGCACAGATTGGACGCTAGGCACTGGTTGGGCTATAAGTGGTGGCGAAGCTAAATGGACAGGCACAACGGCTACCAACTTAGAACAAGCTGTAACAGGTTTAACAAGCGGCAAAAAATATCATTTTACTATAAATGTAGTTGACCCTGACGCAGACGCAGACGCAACTACAATACCGTCACTAAAAGTTAAGATTATCGGCACGACAACAACGACTGTCTTACTTGATAAGACACTGCCTATTGGTAATAGCTTTTTTAGATTTGACACAGACGATACTGGCGTCACAATACAAATTTACCCTGCTACAAATGCAGAGCAAAATGTTAATGTCACAGAAACATCTCTTAAATTAGCTGTGGTAGCTACACCAATAACAAACGCACCTATTAATAATCTTGGGTTAGTTGTAACTGAAGAGCGTTTTATCTTTGCGCTAGGAGCTGGAGGCAATAGTCGTAAAGTACAATGGTGCTCGTTTGAAGATAGAAATCTGTGGGCTCCAGCAAGCACTAACCAAGCTGGAGATACAGAGTTACAAACTTCTGGCCAGATTATGCAAGGCATAAGAACTAGAGGACAAATTTTAATACTTACTGACGTAGATGCTTTTACGGCGGTATATTCAGGACCCCCCGAAATTTATCGGTTTACTAGAGTTGGAACATCTTGCGGAACTGTAACCAGCCGTGGAGCTGTAGATACAGATAAGGGCGTGTTCTTTATTGGCCAAGAAAACTTCTTTTTGTTTAATGGCAACACAGTACAAACCATAAAATGCGATGTGCATGATTATATCTTTGGTGACATTAACACTTCTCAACAAACTAAAATATGGGCGATGGGCATACCACAATATGGCGAAGTGTGGTGGTTTTACCCATCAGCTAACAGCATAGAGATAGATCGTTATGTGGCTTACGATTACAATGAAAATCACTGGATGATTGGCGAGTTATCAAGAACGTCTGGCGTTCAACGTGGCGTGTTTAGATATCCTATGATGGCTGATTGGGATACGACACACGCTAATATAAAAGAGCATGAGGTTGGCTATAACGTAGATAACGGCGCAATCTTTGCAGAAACAGGTCCTATTAGCATTGGCAATGGTGACCAGATAGCTAAGGTAACCTCTGTTATTCCTGACGAAGTTACGCAGGGTGACGTAAATATGACTTTCAAAACACGCTTTCATCCTAACGACACAGAAACATCACACGGGCCCTTTACGCCAGCCAACCCTACAGACGCTAGGTTTAGTGGCAGACAGTTACGCATGAAAGTGCAAGGTGTAAGACCAGCTAATTGGCGTGTAGGCGTTATGAGATTACAAACAGTAGCCGGAGGAAACAGATAGTGCCGGTTCCTATTCTTCCTATTATTGGCCCAGATATTACGCAATGGGGTAGGCAGATAAATAACTATCTGCAAAGAAATTTAGGTAAGTTGTATTTTAAAACTCCTGAAGATAACCCGTCAGAAGATGGGGTTGTGCTTTGGGATAAGACTAAAAAGTATGCTGTTGTATCCAGCGACAATGCGTTTAGACAGTTGGCAACTAAACAAGCTGTGCCCAGCGCTAATACAGGATCGGCTGGAGATGTAACCGGAATGATAAGTTGGGACACTAATTACATATATATTTGCACTGCCGATCACGATGGATCGACTGCAATTTGGAAAAGAGTAGCATTAGCTACATGGTAGGCTCGACGAATGATTGATAATGTTGTAGAATTTGTATCAAAGCCAAAGATTAGGGTTGAGCCTGTAGTCGAAAATATTGATGATATTTTGCCTAAGGTTATAAATATCCTGAAGCCGGCTATAGATAACAATAATCGTAACGCATCACTAGATGATGTTGTAGGCGACATACTAAGCAATCAGTCTCTTATGTGGGCTGTATACATCGAGGACACGTTAGCGGCGGCATTTACAACCAGCGTCGTAAAGCACCCTCAAAGACACACACTTTTTATAGAATTTATGGGTGGAGTAGAAATGAATGTTTGGATGAGGGCAGCTTTGAATGTGCTAAAAGAATTAGCAAAAGAAGCTAACTTATCTGGTATTGAGGCTGACGGACGTATCGGCTTCTCAAAATTTGCAGAAAGTGTGGGCTTTAAAGAAACCTACAGACACTATGAGATGGAGATTTAGTCGTGGGAAGTAAGACAACAAAAAAGGAAATGCCAGAATTTCAAAAGGCGTTTTTAACAAACACCCTTATGCCTTTTGCAGAAGACATAAAAAATACTGAGTTTGAGGCATACACCGGCGACAGAGTAGCTGGGTTAAGTGATTTAGAACAGCAAGCAATGACAGGCTACGGAGCCCTGACACTACCTTCTGAAATACAGGCAGCCTCCGGTATATTTTCAGACATGGCTAACAGGACGCCTGCACAGAGAGCCGCTGACATAAAAGAATACACAAATCAATTTACCTCTAATGTTATAGACCCAACTATAAATCGTATGCTTAGAGAAAGAGCTCAGGCTCGTGTAGGTGAAGACGCTGACATGATTAGGCGTGGTGCTTTTGGTGGAGCTAGACGCGACGTGTACGAAGGTGAGCGTCAAGGCGCTTTTGAAGCTAACATGGGACAAACTCTTGGACAGTTGCAATCGCAAGGTTATTTAAATGCTGTGCAAAGAGCAAACGCTGAAGATATGTCAAAAATGAACGCCGCCAAGTCTATGCTTGGCGCTGGTATGACAGGCTTAGGGGCTCAAACAGATATACTTGGCAGACAGATGGCCGCTGGAGCTGCCGAAAGAGGATTAACACAAGCAGAGTTAGATGCTCAGTACCAAGAATTTTTAAGAGGCTATCAAGACCCATTAAGAAAATTTGGAGTGCTTACAGGTACAGCCGGCGCCATACCAACCGGATACGGAACTACAACCGAAAGAGATCCTATGGGTACGGCTGGAGCTTTACTAACAGCCGGTGGTTCATTTTTAACAGGAGCGGCTCCTATAATGGGTTTTAGTCCATTTGCAGGGTTAGGAAAATAATATGGTTGTTTTAACTACAGATAATTTAGAATTTTTACGTTCTATGGGTTTAGCTAATATGGCTGTAGCTGGAGATGAAGCCACGCCTGAAGAAGCTAGAATTTTAGCATCTATGAACAGTATATTAGAAGGTAAAGAAAATATTACGGACAGCTCTGTTACACCAAACACAAAGCCTAACACTCCCATAACAGATCAAGAAAACGTAGTGCCTAATCCAGATATGGCAGACCTACAGGCAAAACTACAATCTCAACAGGCTCTAATAGATAGTTTAAGAAGCGCTTCTCAGTCCACAACGCAAGCAGGCCCTTATGATAATTTAAGTAAGTTACAGAAAAGAATGCTTGCATTTGCAGGCATTAAAGATGCTGGTTTAGCTTTACAAGGTAAAGAAGGAACTAGTGTTTCATCACTTTTAAAAGATTTTAGCGACAGAGCTGACCAAGAGCGTAAAACACTACAAGCGCAAAGATTAGCAAGTCTATATTCTGGTTCTGGTATGTCCGTCGGTTCAATGGGCGACTTATCTAATATGAACTTAGAACAGTTACAGGCGTTACGTGATAATATTTTAAGCGGTGCTTTTGGGTTAAATCCTATGACTGGTGAGGCATTAATTGATCCTAATATAACAAAATTAAAACTAGACCAAGTAGACGCACGTATTGCTGAATTACAAACATCTCAAGCTTCGACAGAACAAGGTGTAGAAAGAGCTGAATTTTTAATGCCTAGAATTAATCAAGCTATGGCGTACCTTAATCCAAACGGAGAAATTGGTCCGGATGGTTTACCAATTTTAAATCCAAACATAGCCACTAAAATAGCTAGAGGTGTTTCCGAATTTAAAGAAGACCCAAGTTACCAACTGTTTAAAGGTAACTTAGACACAATTAAAAACACTATGACTTTTGAAAAT